TCAGCATTAGATACTTCTCCAAATATACCTGTTGGTGTTTGTTCTTCATCTGGAATAATATCTTCTTTTATCTCAACAATAGGCAACCAAGTATGTCTGCAACGATAACCACCTCTAACAATAAATGGGTCGCCTTCAGATTTACCAGCCCAATTCCCTGTCCATATTTCTCTAATTCTTTCCTCCGTATATGTTTTGCCTATATGAAGCCTACAATGATCTCGGCTATCTCTAACTAATGTTCCAGTATATTTATATTTATCTAATCCAGCCTCTTTTGCTTTGTATACTGTGAACTGACCATCAAATTGCATAACACTATCGTGAGCAATCTGTGAGGCATATCCAGACATAGACCTTCCACGTCTATCAACATCTCCAGTAATTAACCCCCTAATATCTTTAACCATCTCATTGAATGGTTTCCCAGCTATAGCATTTTGATAAACATTAGCATTTATTTCTGTGAGATATCTATTGGCTATATCTTCAAAACCAGAAAAGGATTGAAACTTTAATTGATTGATTGTGATTAAATCTGCCTCTGTTAATGATTTAAACTTATCTGGAATATTTAATTCGCCAAACTCCTCCATAAAGCTATTCACAATTTGGTCATAATCTCTGACAAGGGTGTCAGCTTGTATTCTGTATTGTTCCATATAACGTCTAATATCGTTGCGTAGTTCTATTGATATTTTGGTAGTTAAAACTCCACTATCATCTGTGACTTTACCTATTTGAGAAATAATATCAGCTTCTAGATTATTTAATGTGCTTCTTATTTGTGCTTCGTGCTGATCAGCTAAACGTTCTAGGAATGGATTTCTTGACATTATACATTAAAACCTTTTCTCCATGATTTAATGGCCCAATAGACAGGGGCTAAGGTTTTTTGTCCTCGCACCTTCTTGAGAATAGCCCCATGTCTTGCTAAGAAACTTCTTTGTCTAGCTGGGTTAGACTTTTTAATAGACATTTTAGGATCGCCAAATCTAACCTTCTTTACATTACCTGTAGATCTATCTTTAACATAGACAGCAAACTTTTTTCTTTCGCCAGAAGTACGAAATGGCTTACTTAACTTTACAGTTCTGCCTTGATATTTAGCCACTATGATTGATCTATCTTTTCTAATATTAATTCAAAGCCAGAACTAATAGATGATGTTGCATTTGATTTAGCTCTCATTTCAATATCAGTTTTTGGTTGTATAATTTCTGGAACTGCAAAATTCTTTTCTACAAAGCCACCTCTAGTTGTAAGAAATGATCTAGTATTCCATGCATTACCATTATCTATTTCTTTTATTCGTAATATAATTTCATTTTCTAAATCTTTAGAACTCCCAATATCCATTTGTACTAAATACGCTTGGTACTTTCTAGGAACTGTATAAACAGACATTAAAGTTTGACCATAGGTAGGTTGAATTTGTGCAACTGTTGTTGATGAAACTGTTATAGTAATTGTTCCAACATTCGCATCGCCTGTATTAGCATTTACCATCTTTGCTCTAAATACTCTTATAAAACTTGTTGAACTTGCAGATCCACCAATAGTTAATGTTTCTGTAGCTAGATCATAATTAGAATCTAGTCCTTGTATCTCAACTGTGCCTGTATTATCTGCCCCTGTATTTGAACTTGTTGCTGTAGCAGTTCCAGCAGAAGTTATAAAAGTATAATCTCCGCCACCGTCCCAGATTGTTTCAAAAGATGTTCCAACAGAACCATTGTATCCAAATTTTTGAATACCAGAAAAATTATTTATATCTCCTCGTTGTATAGATACACCAAACAACATTTGATTTACATTTGCAAAACTCATTTACGCCTCTTCGCCATTGTCGTTAGTAGGTAATGTTGTTGAGAATTGACCAATAGCACTTGAACTAGCGTCTATTTCACTATTTATTGAATTAATTGCTTCATCATCATCTACGACAGCTCTTGCGATTTGTTTATCTATTTCTTTTATAAATGTTTCTGATTTAACACCACTAGCTTTAGCAGTTTGTAAGAATTGTAAATCACTTGCATAATCTCTTAAATCAAAAGTATCTGGATAATCTATTTGACCATCAAATACTTTATTTTGCCATTTAGCAAAGAATGACCATATTTGTTCTTCAGTATTTTCTAATAAATCTGCTTTCTCTGATAATCTAGCATTAAGTAATTGGAACTCTGTTTGTAAAGCTATCCCAGAATTAATTGTTTTTTCTGTACCTCTAACAGAACCCATATGAGTTATACGATCAATCGCATTAACTTTCATTTGAACTACTTTCATTATGCTATCTAAGGACTGTGAACTAGGTTGAATAATATAAGGTTTTAAATTAGCGTCCATATCTTCTGGCATTTCTATGATAGAACCAGCACCAGCACTTGCCTCAACGTTAGGTGTTTTAACTAAGCTAGGGTGGTTAGATAATCTAATTAACTGTTCAATCTCTGAATAATCGTTGTAAATAGACTGTTGTAATTCTGCAACATCAGATAAGTCACTAATACCTATTGCTCTACGCATAGACTTTTGATTGTATAAAATAACTGCTGGTATTTCTCCTAAAGCATTTGGCTGTTCATCAATCTTTACAGGTTTAGAACTAGCATAATGTTTCATGTATTCATCTACTCGGTAAGTAGTAATATCCTCTGGAGTCCAAACTTTAACGATTGCTTCTTCCTCGTTTATATCTTCAATAATAGTTAATGAAGTTAAATAAAATCTTCCATTAGATAATCTTTCATATTTCCAGTTCGTCACATTCTCTGGAGTGTAGATTGAGATATATGGTCTGATATCTTGAGATAATTCTTCGGCTCTAGTTTTTGCTATGGTAGCTGGTTTATCTATAATAGCCCAACAAGAACCATAAACAGATGCGTGTTGTTGCATATCTTTAATAACGTTATGAAAAGACCTTCCGTCTAAATCAGCATCTTGCAGAAATGACTCTAATTGAGGATCACCTGTCATAGAGCCATAATCTCTGCTAGGAGGAACTCTAAATAAAAAACTTGAATAAATTTGTACTACATTGCGGCAATGATTGTCTAGTGGTGTAAAGTCAATACGCTTTATGTATTCATCATCTTGTTCTAGAATATATCGGTTTAAAAAATATCCATTAGAAAAATCATCACCACCTAAATATGATCTATAGTGAAAATTCCAATGCTTTAGATTATCTTCATAATCCGAATGTTTTGCTGTTAAAAATTCTCTACTATAATTCGCCATCTAACTCCACCTAGTTGGTTCGCTTGGTTTAAACTCTCTACGCAAAGGAAACATATACTCTACAAGATAGCCTAATGCATCGTTAAAATGGTCATAGCCACTATCTTTATCTGGAACACTTGTTCCCTCTTTGTATATCTGTCTTTCTAAACTCTTAATTAAGTTTTTACAAGATTTTGTTATAAATAGACTTGACACATTATTGGCATTTTTTAACTTGGAGTTTACAGCGTTAATTCTATCTCTGACTAATGGGTGTTGTGATCTTGCTTTAACTTCAAAACCAGCGTTGCGTAGTAAAGATAAATCTGTCATTCCTCCAGCAGAAGTCTTACGTTGTCTTGACGCTGGGTCTGGATAAACAAATATTCTATAATCTTGATATCTTGATTTAATTTCATTAATCATTTCTGAAGTATTAGAACTCCATATCTGTATTTCATCATCAATAACTAAATCATTTTGACGTTGTTGAGCTACAACACAAACCATAGGATCAATATTAAAATCCATACCAATATGAATGACCTTAGAATCTCTCTCATAATGATCTATGATATGCGTATTCCTATCAAAGTTATAGTAAATTATACCAGCATAATTGACAAAAGTAGCTAGATATTCCTGTTGAAATGTGCGTTCATCTAGATCATTTTTAGCTTGTTCTATCTCTTCTTGACTTACTTGACCGCCTTCTATTGTGGTAAACTTAAATGATTGCCATTCTGGGTCTTGCTTAGAATACAAATCATAAGCAAAGTTAAATCCTTTTGGTGTTCCAGTAAATAAAGCGTGTCCTAATGTATCCGATAATGTTGGTCTAATTACCTCATACCATGCACTAGGTTTAATGTCTTGAAATTCGTCCATAACAACAAAGTTCAACCCTACTCCACGCAATGATTGTTCATTATCTGCTCCTTTAAGAGTTATAACTGAATTGTTTCTTAAAACTATACTTAGATCAGCTTCATTAATCTTTTGCACCCATCTATGTTTAATCATTTGTTGTTTTAGCATATCCCAACAAATAGTTTTTGATTGCCTATAACTGGGTGACACATACCATACTCTTTGATTTGGAAACCTAGAGAACTTAGCCATTTCTTGAATACACATAAAGGTCTTGCCAAATCTACGTCCAGCGATCATTATTCTGAAACGCTTATCACATAGTATGACTTCTTTTTGTGGTTTAGTTAGTGGCACTTAATCAGCCGACCATTTTAAAGGCTCTGTATCTTCTGTTATTGGATAGTCTGTTTGATTTAACATTTGTTTTCCAAGCCATATTCCCATCACTGCTGACTTCTCTGCAAGATTAAATTGCATCTTTCTAAGTCTTATTTTCATGTCTACTCTTCCTTTTGTCAGAAATTCGGAATAACTCTTACGAATAAGACTCTCATCACAGCCAAAAAAGTCTGCTATCTCTACATTAGTACAGCCATAAGAAGCTAATTTAACTACTTCTTTTGTGTCTATGTTGTATTTTATTGGTCTTGCCATTAATGGATTGTTTTATTTGGATTTAATATTTCCATGTCCTCTGTATTATGATTTTTAACTAAATAATCGTTTGCTTCCTGTTCTGTTTCAAAACCAGATACTTGAATAACAGCAGAATATCCACCATAAACATCTGGTATTGTCAAAAATAATTTTTTTAATTCATCTTCCATGCGATATTTATATGCTAAAATTCATTTTTTCCATAGCTTCTTTTGTTATTTCACCTTGTTTATACTTTAACAGGATATCTTGATCATCATCATTCATAGTTTTTATTCCTTTTTGCCATAATCTTAAGTTTCTAAATTGATCTTTTTGAACAATACCAAAAGATGAATTTTCTTTTTTCTCTGGTAATAATTCCTCCGTCCAACCCTCCGCATTTAACCAAGAACTAAAATGTGGTAAAAACGTGACATCTTCCAAGCTATTTGCCTTCGCATTAAACTTTTCTATGAGAATGTTGGGTTCTATTTTGCCGTGCAGTTTGATGTATGCTTTAAGACCTTTTGCTTTTGTTCCACGTTTTATTTTTAACTTAGACCATATATCATCAAAAGCATCATTAATTATTTTATTATTATTATTACTATGATTATTATTATGACTATAACTGCTTTGCGTTCGCATATGCGTTTGTGATGCGTTCGCATTAGACCATCTTTTCTCTGCGGCTTCTTTAGCTTTACCAGATTTCTCTATGACCCATTCAAATTCTTCCTTTTGGGCTTTTGAGAAGTATCCGTTTTCATCTTCTTTAAAGTATGTTTCTAGTATGTAGTTTATGTCCTCCTCTTGGGCGTTCTGAACTATGCGTTTTATTCTTGATATATCTTTAGGTAAATATGCTTCATTCTTCCATGCGTAGCATAGTAATCTAAAGTAAATACCTATTTCTTCGTTTGTAAGGTTTACTGTGTCAGCGATAAAATTATCCGTGCTTATTCCCATCTTCCATATCTTTGTCATTTTTTTCTCCTATTTTTTTTAATTCTTTTTTATAACCATGTATTTTATTTGTGCTAGTTTCTAAAATAATATGATTAAAACAGCGAATACAAGCGTATTTAAACATATTATCTTTAATGTAACCACCAGCCTTAATTCCATCAACTTCA